TAGATTTTGGCTACGAGACTGTAAAGATAAAATGGCAGTTAATCGAAAGTAAGACCTACACCCCCGACTTCATACTACCTAATGGTGTTATAATTGAAAGTAAAGGACGCTTTGTTCCAGACGACAGAAAGAAGCATCTTAAAGTCAGAGAGCAGAACCCTGAGCTTGACATTAGGTTTGTATTTAGTAATAGTAGAAACAAGATTCGTAAAGGGTCTAAGACTACATATGCTATGTGGTGCGAGAAGAATAACTTTAAGTATGCAGATAAAAGGATACCCGACGAATGGATCAACAAGTAACATACAATGTACACAGAGTAATACAAGGGCCATTTGAGTGTGACAATGGTGATTGGTGGTTAACCTGTAGTGTAGAAGATGTAGAAGCTAAAGAGATGTTTGAAGACGACATACCCTTTGTTAGCTTTGATGCCGCCTACAAGTTTCAATCTCACTTCTTAAATACTATAGACCCTATAGTTATCAATGTACCCTACGAAGGAGAAGAGTATGTCTAAGACAGCAGTTGTATTTAGTTGCGCTCACGCAGACCCTACTACAAGTAATGAGAGATTTGATTGGCTAGGAGAATTAATATATGATGTTAACCCCAATTATATCATTGACCTCGGTGATGGTGCTGATATGCGTTCTCTCAATAGTTTTGATACTAGGAGTCCTGAAGCTATTGTCAGTCAGAGCTATGAACAAGATATCGAGCATTACAATGAATCTATGGATAGGCTTAGACAAAAGCCCAGCCAACGTAAATACAAAAGACCTAGATGGATTGGCTTCGAAGGCAACCACGAGAACAGGATCAAGAAAGCCCTTAAGAGCGACCCCAGACTTGAGGGAGACAAATACGGGATATCCTTCGGGCATCTTCAAACAGACCACTGGTTCGACGACTACCACGAGTACAGAAACTCAGGACCATCTATAGCAGAATATGATGGTGTGTCGTATGCTCACTTCTTCCAAGCAGGTAACTTCGGTTCTGCTGTATCTGGATTACACCACGCTAATACATTACTAGGTCACAGATATACAAGCTCTACTTGTGGTCACAGTCATAAGCGTGACCTAAAGTTTAAGGATGGAGCTAAAGCTATAGGACTTGTAGCAGGTTGCTTTAAGGGGGCTGAAGAAGGTTGGGCAGGTCAGTCTAATCTTGACTGGTGGAAGGGTGTAGTAATCAAACGTGAGATAGAAAATGGCATGTATGAGCCAGAGTTTGTGTCGCTTAACAGATTAAGACAGATATATGGGTAAACGTAGTGACTTTGATAGAGTACCCAGAGACTACTACCCTACACCCATAGAAGCTGTTGAGCCTCTTGTCTCCCACTTGCCATACGCATTTGATTATGTAGAGCCTTGTGCTGGNGACGGACGCTTAATAAGACACATAACTAACCTAACTCAAGGTACAGGAGAATGTATATATGCTAGTGACATTGAACCAAGACATGACAGTGTATTTACTTCTAATGCTCTTAATCTTGATTTTGGTGGTTATGGAGTAATGGACTACATGATAACTAACCCACCTTGGGACAGGAAGATACTACACCCACTAATAGATCATTGGTTAGGTATATGTCCTACTTGGTTATTATTTGATGCTGATTGGATGCACACTAAACAGTCAGCTTTGTTTATGACATATTGTTCTAAGGTTGTGTCGATAGGACGTGTTAAGTGGATAGAGGGTAGTAAAGGTGTAGGTAAAGACAACTGTTGTTGGTACTTATTTGATGCCTTTAAAGAAGATATGAAACCAACAGAATTTTATGGAAGAACAGTATGACAATAGGATTTAGAGAATACCAACGGAAAGCAGTTAGCTTTGCTATCTACCCTGCAACACATAAGGTTCTATACCCAGCTTTAGGTTTATGTGGAGAGACTGGTGAGGTAGCCGAGAAGGTAAAGAAGCAAGTTAGGGATGGTGTGTTTAATCGACATGAGGTAGCAAAGGAATTAGGTGATGTGCTATGGTACTTAGCTAACTTGGCTAACGATATAGGTTACAACTTAGATGAAGTAGCTGATATAAATATAGAGAAGCTAACCAGTCGAAAGAATAGAGATAAAATAAAAGGATCAGGAGATAATAGATGAGTAAGATAACTATAGATGAAGTAGAGTATGAGACTGATGACTTTACAGAACAACAAAATAACATACTAACAGAGTTGTTGTATGTAAAAGAAGAGGTAAGGAGATTAGATTATCTTACACAAGTTATGGATGGTAGGCTTAAGGATCTTATATCCTCACTTAACACAGCTTTAGAGGAGAGTAAACGTAATGCGTAGGATTGGCAGATGGTGGTATAGGTTTATTAACTACATGATTACGTGGCAACTACATAGGGATGCTGTTAAGCATTTGAACAAGCTAACTGATCGTGAACTAAAAGATATAGGTCTTACTCGTGGTGAGATAGATCGTATGATTTGGTTCAAAGAAGATAAGAAAGACAGAGGGACTAAAGAATGAGCGACAACTACTTACCTACAGACTACCAGTCATTTATACACAAGTCACGTTATGCTCGTTGGTTAGAAGCAGAAGGTAGAAGAGAATCTTGGGGAGAGACAGTAACTAGGTATATGGACAACTTAGTTAAGCCAGCTTTAGGAGATTACCCTGACCAGATAGCAGAGATAGAGTTATCTATACTAAACTTAGAAGTTATGCCCTCTATGAGAGCTTTGATGACTGCTGGTCCAGCTATGTCTCGTGACAATACAGCAGGTTATAATTGCTCTTACTTAGCTGTAGATGACATAAAAGCATTTGATGAAGCCATGTTTATTTTACTATGTGGTACAGGTGTAGGTTTCTCTGTTGAAAGACAATCTATACAGAAGCTACCAGAAGTACCTGACAATATGTTTAACAGTGACACTACTATTATTGTAAGAGATAGTAAAGAAGGTTGGGCTAAGTCTCTAAGACAACTCATAGCATTGTTGTATAGCGGTGAGATACCTAAGTGGGATGTATCTAAAGTTAGACCAGCAGGTGCAAAGCTAAAGACCTTTGGTGGTAGAGCATCAGGTCCAGCACCTTTGATTGACTTGTTTAACTTTGTTACTCGTGTGTTTACAGAAGCTAAGGGACGCAGACTATCATCTCTTGAGTGTCACGACATTATGTGTAAGATAGGTGAAGTAGTGGTTGTAGGTGGTGTACGTAGATCTGCTATGATCTCTCTAAGTAACCTATCAGATGATCGTATGAGACATGCTAAGTCTGGTGCATGGTGGGAAAATGATCCACAACGTGCTTTAGCTAACAACTCTGTGTCGTATACTGAGAAGCCTGACAGTTTGTCTTTTATGCGTGAGTGGATGGCTCTAGTGGAAAGTGGGAGTGGTGAACGTGGTATCTTTAATCGTGAAGCATCTAAGAAGCAAGCGGCTAAGAATGGTAGACGTGATCCTAACTATGAGTTCGGGACGAATCCTTGTAGCGAGATAATTTTGAGGCCGAACCAGTTTTGTAACTTAACGGAGTGTGTAGTACGTGCTACAGATACAGTAGAAGACTTAGAACGTAAGGTTAGGATAGCTACAATACTAGGTACTATACAATCATCGTTTACTAAGTTCCCATACCTACGTAAGATATGGCAAAAGAATACTGAAGAAGAAAGACTACTAGGTGTGTCTATGACTGGTATTATGGACAACCCTATAATGACAATAGCAAACAAAGGATTGGAGAATACTCTTGGACATCTCAAACAGATCGCTGTCGATACTAATGCTACTTGGGCTAAACGCCTTGATATCCCTGTCAGTACTGCTATCTGCTGTGTTAAACCAAGCGGCACTGTCAGTCAACTGGTTAACTCTAGCAGTGGGATTCATGCTCGCCACTCAGCCTATTATATTCGCACTGTACGTGGAGACAACAAAGACCCGTTAACAAAGTTTATGATGGATCAAGGTATACCTAATGAGCCTGATGTAATGAAGCCAGACCAGACTACTGTGTTTAGTTTCCCTATGAAAGCTCCAGAAGGTGCAGTAACTACTTCTGATATGTCTGCTATACAACAACTAGAGATGTGGTTAGCTTATCAGCGTAGTTGGTGTGAACATAAGCCTAGTGTGACTATTAATGTTAAGAAGGATGAATGGTTTGAGGTAGGAGCTTTCGTGTATAAACACTTCGATGAAATGTCAGGTGTGTCGTTCTTACCATTCAATGAGCATACTTATCAGCAAGCACCTTATCAAGACTGCTTACCTACTGACTATCATATCCTTTTAGATCAAATGCCTAAAGCTATTGACTGGACTAAACTATCAGAATATGAACAAGAAGATAACACGGCAGGTAGCCAAACGCTAGCATGTTCTGGAGATAGCTGTGAAATTGTAGATCTCGTTTAATGTGGACAGTAATAACTAGAAACCAATGTAACTTCTGTGATACCTCTTTACAACTACTAAGGGGTTCGCAGGTAGTCAGGTAACAACATACAATGTTCAGTCGTCAAGTAGTAAATGGTTATTGACCTTAATGCGTAAGTCAGGCTATACTACAGTGCCTCAAATATTTAAACCCGATGGAACTCACCTTGGTGGCTATACAGAACTTAAGGAGTACTTAAACAAAGATGGCTAAGTGGAATTTAGATCAGAAACAAAAAGATATGGGCTTCGACCCAGTTAACAAACCTGCTCACTACAACCAAGAAGGGGTTGAATGTATTGACTATATTAGACAAGTGTTAGGTGTTGATGGTTTTATAGCTTACTGTCATGGTAACATGATTAAGTATCAACATAGGTATAGGTATAAAGCTAATCCTGTAGAAGATATGAAGAAGGCAGAGTGGTATCTTAAACGTATGAATGAAGCATTAGCGGAGAAACATAAATGACAATAAACGAAGGAATACTGCTAGGTAATCTAGCTCTATCTACTTACTTAGTGTGGATCATAGCTAGGTTAAATCAAGACGTAAAAACCTTGTTCGAAGGTCTAGCAATCACTATGGATGCAGTGGGTGTTAAGTAGCCCTGAGAGGCTTAAAAACCGTTGTGTGACAGAGGTTAGAGCTTTTCATAGCCTAACCTACCTGCGAGGGAATTAATAGGTTCACACCACAAGTATAGAATCAAAAAAGCCGTAGGCGTCCTTGAGTGGATACCTACGGCTTTTTTATGTTTACTTCTCAACCATGCTGAGAGCTTGTTTTAATGTCTCTTTGTTACGCCTTGACCACCCTCGACCAAAGTGTTTGTAGTCATCTAATCCTTCGTAGAAGGCTTTACGTACTATGTATACGTAGTCTATAATAAACTCAGGATCTTTCTCCATTACTAGTGCAACAGTCTTTTTTCCTATANCTCCATCTACTGTAGCTCCTACAGCACGTTGTACTGCTTTAGCAGGTCTACCACTTCCAGAATTTACAGCCCAGTCGAAACATGCCCAGTCTAAGCCCGATGGAAGTAGGTCTCCTTTAACTCGATCCCAGTAGTTCTTTTTGTAGATTGGAGCTACATCTTCTGGAGTTAAGTCTCTCATTTCTTGTTCAGTAGACTCTCTATCAATCCACTTGTCGTATACTCTCTTAGTTACACCTAAATTAGTCATACCCCCAGAATCGCGGCTATCATTTACGTAGCCTCCTTCGTGATGTAATAACATCTCCAGACATTTATCAAAGTTATTCTGCATATCTATTTCTTTCCAAAGTATTTACTTACACCACGCATACCAATACTGGCACTTACAATACCACCGAGGGAATACTGATACCAGTCAGGCATAATCTCTAGTGCAGTAAAACCTGCTTGTACTATCTGATTACCCCAGTCCCCACAGAACGCCAATATAAGGGGAATACTGAATAAAAGCGTTATCCACTCATCTTTCCAGCTATTCTCTGTAGCCTTCATAGCGGCTATGTCCCAGTCTATTTCACCTGTAGCTATCTTCATCTTAGTTTCAGCTTCTGCTTTCTTTACAGCAGTCTTACCTTCGATCATAGTACCAGCTAAATTAGCTACTTGACCTATTAAGTTTAATCCTAACATCAGTAGTCATCCTTCTTCTTAATATTAGTAAAACCAAAGAAGGCAGTAACGATACCGACAACTGCTATACAGTATGTAGGAGCAATAGCAGTCAAGTTATTTGCCGCAACCTCTTGCCCTAGTAAGTTACATATAATAATCATAACAGGATAAAGTAGCAACCCTGCTAAAGAGAACCACACCATCTTACGTTGTTGATCTCTCTTACTGTTCTCATCTTCTATCTGCATCCTTTTGTCGTCTAGTAGTAAAGCATCCCACTCAGACTTATCTACTGAGCCGTTACCATCTTTATCTGCTTTTTCAAACTCACTCATTCTAATCTCCTAGTCAGCAAGAGGGTTATCTAAAGCCCTCTGTAGTTTATCCATAAGTTTATCTTCGAGTTCTTTCATAGAGCCACTCTGTGATACTCTAACACGTTCCCTTTGGTTCTCAAACCTAACTTCTGCATTGTCTATCATCTTTCGTACTTTGTCTTCTGACTCACGTACCATGTCCTCTACTCTGTCGGTCTGCTTCTCAATGCTCAATATATCCGAACGTAATCCATTCTTAATGTCACGACTATACTCTACACTCTCTTCTACCTTCTCAGATATACCTGTTACCTTAGCGTCCATGATGTTCATTTGTAGTTGGTATTCTTCTAAGTCAAGACCAGCAACAGCTTCTATCTTTTGCCACATCAACAAGCCCCCATATAGGCCAGATCCTATTGTAGACAGAAATGCAAGTATTGCTAGTATAGAACCAAACGATAACTTCATACCGCCTGTCTTAAACTCACGATCTGCTAAACCATCAATGTTATCTGCTATTTTGGTAGTATCCATTAGTTCTCAAACTCCATCTCACCACCAGAACTTTGTAGGTTCTTTAGTTGCTCTAGTTCATCTCGTAGCTTCTGTATCTCTAACCTACGTTGAGTTAACTCTATTTGGTATAAATCGTCACAGTTTATACGAGCCTTTGGTTTATCTAAAGGTATAACAATCCTAGCATACACGCCAATATCTTTACCCCTGCTATTTGTATCTAAGCCTGATAGTACACCTGTTACACCGTACTCAAGGTTTACACCCCCACCAACAGCATTACTACATCTCATACTACCAGTGGAAAATGAATCTGACTGATAGTTCATAGGTGGGTTAGGTAATGCTAATGAAAGGGAACTACTATCTGCTACAGCAGAACTAGCTACAAAACAAAGGGTAAATAATATTCTCATGCGGGTTCACCATCTAATCTCGAACATATTCTAGAAGAGATAAGAGTTCTAGACCTGCTAGTCTTTCTTACCTTAGATGTAGTACACAAGTACACAGCTTCGTCCATATCCACTTTACGTATATATACATCAAAAGATTTTCTCTCTTTGTATCCTATATTTATAATTCGGTATGAGGAAGCAAAGGGTATGTTCGTCCAATTTAAATCAAACAACTCTATCTGATACCATTCTATCTCTTCCCTAGAGTTAAACAGAGACATCTCTACTTTAACTACACCAGCTACATGAGAAGGTTTAACATCAGGATAAGCTGGTGTCATCTCATGTGCTGAGGTGGAAAATGACCATAACAGAAATAATACTATTAGTCTACTTAGCAATACAACTAGCCTGTACTAATGCAGTATAGACCCCTCCAGCGAAAGGCTTAGATGCCCCGTAAGTAGCACTTGATGCAGTAGAGAACCATGTTGACCCTGCAAGTGTTAAATTAAATATTGTTGTGTTGTCCACTACTACTTTAGCCGCTTCATATGCTGACATACCAGAGACAGATGTTTGTGTTACACTCGTACTGCCTGTCCAAGCAACTGTGTCGTTAAGTGTAGGAGAAGAACTAAAAGATGTAGGGTGAGTTATGTTAGCTGTGTAGCTGTCTGCTATAGATACATCGAACCTGATTACAGGTAGTACACCACCATCAGCAGGTGTAGTGCTTAACTTACTAGCTATAGGGTTTCCGTAAACCCCATCTTTAGTTGTTTGTATTACGCACTTAGCTTCTACGTTGCCTATAATAGGTGTGTTTGCTAGTGCAGGTAAAGCGAATAGTGAGAGTGCTGTTACTAGATACTTCATATTAAACCTCATTTATTATACTGCATATCGACCATCTGTTCGTGCAGTATCTGTTGTGCTAAATTATTTCTTAGGGCTTTCTTGTTGTCAGGTATTGTACCGTCCTGTAGTTCAGCCGCATCATTCATTGTACCACCATTTATCTTAGCGTTGTAATACATGTTGATATTAGTCTGTTGATTGATAGCTATGATAATACTATCTTGACCTTGTGTTCTAAGGAGAGTTAAAGCGTTAGCAGATGCAGTTAAACCCATCTCTATACGTGTGTCTTCTTCCTCTTCTTCCTCGTCTTTTATAATGTTACCTTCTTCGTCGTACTTAAACTTTGTATCAGCATCTATAGCTTCAAGTACAGATTCATCTTCTAGAGCATCATATACTTCTACTTCGGGTATATCAGGTATAGGTTCAACGTATCCTGAACATGATGGATCAGACTGGGGATCGTAACACCTGTCAACTCTGTAACTATATATAACAACAGCATCTTCTACTGTACCCTCACCTTCAACCTCAATGAAACCAGTACCCCAGTTGTCCGAGGGAATATTTGATAGAGCAAAAGACTTAACGATAGTATTACTAGGAACACCAGACCAATCATCTGTCTCTCTAAATGTATATCCATCACCAGTAGAGTTGTGGTTGCCAACATGTACTAGCATATCATCTTCAGCATTCTTTACTGTAGTATATCTATAGATCAAACCGTTTATATCTAAACCTGCAACATCTGGTAATACAGAAGGCATACCCCAACTTAATGACGTAGATGCCGCATTACCTGTAGCTCCGTAGTAGTATGGCTCAGAGTAGGAATAAGAGGGCAAGAGTACTAATGATAACACCCAAACCAATTTTAGTTTCAACATCTTCATTAAACATCTTCCTTATAGGATTGTTTTGTTCTCGTTGTATTGTTTCTTTTACAGCTTCCATCTCCCAAGCTAACCTAGCTTTATCCCCCACCAATCCATCCTTGGGACAGGGAGTTCCAGCATTGAGCATAGCTTCAAAAACTCTTTCGTCCTGACACATAATAGATACTGCGGCTACCTTCATGCCCATATCATACATAGTCTTAGCGTTCTTGAGCTTTTCACAGTTCATGTCTCTAACAGTACGACCAGCAGAAATACCTAGTATCTGTGTTTGTACAGCACCAGCTACACCTACAGTACATAGGTCAGAGTTACTTGCACTGATCTGTGGTGATATAGCTGAAGGTGGTGGACTGTTAATAGTTGTGTCCATAGTACCACTAGACGTTACGTCACTCTCTGACTTGATTATGTCGTCATCAGCAAATACAGGATTACTAATTAGTAGGGTAAGTAGTATAAGTAGGGGTTTCATTTTCTCTCCACAAGTCTATCTATCTTTTGTTCTATCCTGTCAAACTTAGCCATTATCTGACTGAGAACCTGAGTAGATTCAACTTTTGTAACATACTCTTCTCTAGTACGATTTAGTAAGATCTGTAGTCTTTGCATCTCAACTACGTAACCACGTAGTATAAAACCAATAAAGCCAACACCTAGTGTTAGGACACTACTCCATAGATCTGTCATTTCCAT